CAGGAATAATAGGATCTCTCGTAAAATCTAAGTTAATTTCGGCATTAAGATCATAATCATCATCTGCTCTTACATGTATAATCAAAACATCCATATTGAGAGTATCAGGTAATACAGGAACCCATTTAGTTGAATCTTTAGGAACAAAATCAAATTGTTTTTCTGTAAAAGCTCTGTACATGGTGCTTGATGTCCATTTGTCACCTGCTCTAAGATATTGAAAGAACATGGTGTTTAGCTGTGGATAATATTCGCCGCCTTTTACACCACCCCAATTGGTATGTGTTGATACACCCATAGGTGCAAAATTAGGACTCAAATAGTTTCTACCTGTTCGCCAATCACCTTGATAACCATCTCTTGGTTGAGTTAGAACTTCTGCGCCTGTGACAGTTGTAAATGGAAAAAATGTTTTGATGCCTGTTATAGCCTTACCACCCCAAAATAATCTACCTACTCTGCCATAACCTTTTGTTGTATCTGCTAAATCAGTTTCAGATAATGTATAATTTGCACTTAGAGCCAAAATTACTGTTTTCTCTACTCGAGCCCCTGATTGATAAATTATTGGAGGTTGATAAAAATTTCTACCATAGATTACTGGTATTTGATCTGATATATTTTGAACATTGGTTTGACCTTTTAATCTATAGTTGTCCTTAAAAGGTGATGTTACTTCAATTCTTCTAACAATATTATCCGGTTGTTTGAATAGTGCCATTATATTGCTCCTAATCCACTCAATTGCAAGATAGGAAATACCGCATAAGATTTTGGTATTGTTACGCAATCCAATTGTAATCTTTCAATATCACCACCTACAGTATAGGTTTTTTTAACCAAATTACCATCGTACACCAATATAGGATCTGCTGATACCAAACTGTTATCCGATGCATTTCTAAATAATTTGTGAATAATAAATCTTGTATCTAAATTTACAAAATCAATAGGTGCTGTAGAAAAGCTGCCAAATGTTGCTGTCATATCACCATCAAAAAATATAGCAATACGATTTTCACTTGCAAAATTTTGGTCATTTATTTCACTCATACCACTCCATGTGTGATTTTCAATAAAGGTTTGTGAGCCACCACTGGTTGTTGTGGTTGCCACTGTATCATGCGGTGCACTGGTCAAGAAAACATCGCTACCACTGTATTGTATCTGTAAAAGATTTTCAACAATGATAGCGTTTGTTCCCAGTATTGTATTTTGGGCACTGGTGAAACCTCTGCTCATTCAACTACCTCTACAAATTCAATGGTAAAATCTGCAAATAGATTATTTCTAACTTCATAACCTAAATCTTCTTTATAGCGTACCAATATTTCTAAGTTTTGGTAATTGATTGTGTGTGAAGTTGTAACGGCAGTTTTCAGTGGTGGATAAAAATTCACTGTGCCTGTTGTTGTGGTACTAACACTATCTGTGGTGACTTCATATATTTTACCGTGATTGCTAAACTGTATCATATCGCCTGCTTTGAATACAGTTTCATTGGCTGCACTCACTTTGGAATATGCAACACTGGTATCACCTGCTGCGGCGTTTGCGTTCACGCTGATTGTGCCACTTGCTGCACCTGTTGCATCATCTATGCTGGTTGGTAATTTGACATAAAACGATTGTAAAGGACCTTTTGCATTTGCAATATGTCCACTAACCAATCTGCGATCATCTGCATCTAAATTATCAAAAACATATGTCAATTCATAATAGGTGCCACCTACTTGATTTCTTGTTTCTCTCCCACTCAAACTTCTACTGATTTGAGTTGGTGCTATAAGATTGATTTGAACTCCTGTTGGTTCAATACTTGGAAATGTTGCTGCTGGCATTATATTCTCCTACCTGAACTGGCGACAGCATCTCTAACAATATCTGCGATTAGAGGTTTGCGTTCAATCAACAGTGTGTCAATACCTCTTGCGTCCAATGCTTGTATACTGAAGTTTACATTAACATTGCCGCCACCCATCATTGCGGCTGTGTCTCGTGCGCTGGTTACTGTTGCTGGCCCTGCTACAAATTCAGGACCTGCTTCACCAACTATACCAAATGTACCTGGTTTGATATAACCACCATCTGCGAACAATCCGCTAAAGAAGTTGCCTATACCACTGACAATACCACTAAAGAAGTTGCCAATACCGCCAAATAAACCTGATCCAAAATCGACTATTCCACCAAATATATTGCTTAAGAATCCACCTACGCCGCTCAATCCGTTGCTGATCCAACCAAATACATTGCTGAATATACCTTGTAGATTCACACCCAATCCACCAAACAATGCTGTGACTGCTCCTAACAATCCGCCACCATTTATACCAAATGCTTGCAATGCATAACCTACAAATCCACCAATACCTTGAGATGCAATACCGTTATTGCCAAAAACACCCTGTCCTATATATTGCCCTGTTTGTGCTGCGGCTTGATTCATGCCCGGAACAAATGTACCATTCATACTTGCAATACTGTTCATGATAAAACCATCAACACTGCCTAAAATATCAACGCCAAATAACAGTTTAGCATATTGATTATATCTGTCTAATTCAGTTCTGCTTTTGCCTGTAAACTTTTCTATCAGTCCATACATATCATCATAGACTGCGCTGTACTCGCTTCTAAGACCATCCATTGTTTCGCGGTGATCTTCTAATCTTTGACGATTAATTTGATGTTCATATGCTGCTATTGCATCTTGTGTTTCTTTTGCATTTTCTAATCCAAGCGCTCGTGCCCTTGCTATATAATCCTGCATCGAATCTTCTAATTGCTGGACCTTGCTTGTGGTATCTCTATAATATTGTTCAGTGAGTCTACTTGTTTCTCTTTCAAAATCCTGGATTTGTCTGTTATATTCAGCTGTTCTTTCTGCCTGTATTCTTTTTTCATCAATAACATTTCTAATTGATTGAATTTGGGTTTGAGATAGACCTTCTACTGTGGTTGTATGATATTCTTCATTTGCTACCATTTCATAGATTAATTGTCTTTGTTCAGCTGTGACTCTAACTCTTTCACCACTTAATGCTGTCAAGGCTGCTTCTTGTGCTTCAATTAATGCATTTGCTGTTTCTCTTTGTCTTTCATTAAGACCCATTTCTCTGGTTTCATTTTGAATACTACCTACAACTTCATCAACCGCTGCGGCAGCTGCATTTGCTGCTATTCTGCTTTGACCATATGCTTCATATTGTTGACGCAATTTTTCTGTCTGTGCTGCTAACGCTTCTGCGTTATCATCAACAGCGTCTGTTAAATTTTCTGTGGCACGTTCGTTATCTGCTGTTTCGCCAGTGTTTTTGTCTAATTCATCACTGTTATCTTCAACACTATCGGTGTGGTCGTCAGTGGTTTTTCGTGCCTCATCAATTCTACGTTCTAAATCTTCTATCTTACCACTGAAATCAATCACAGTGACTTGATTGTCTTTTATTTGTTCTTCACCACGTGCCAATTCTTCTCTAAATGCTTCAAATGCATTCAATGGATCTTTTGCAGCGGCGGCGATTGCTTTCATAACATTCGCTGCTCGCTTGCCCATGTTTAAGAATCCATTAACAGTGTCATTGATTACAAGGTCTAAAAATTGATAAAACCATTTTTGAAGTGTTAGACCAGCTATTTCAATTTTGTTAAATGCGCTTATTGCTACATCTTTGAGATTATCCCATTGATCGATTAACAATAACACTGCGGCACTTATAGCTGCAATAGCCAGAGCTATAGGGTTGGTAAGGAATGCGGCGTTTAATAATTTTATGCCAGCTGTTAATTTGGCAAAACTGCTGACGATTTCAACTATTTTTGCTACTGTCACAGCCGCAAAGAATGCACCTGCTGCAATAACCAATTTGTCAAAATTCTCAATAACAAAATTTAGACCTTCACCAACTAATCGACCTAAACTTCTAATCAGATCTTCATTCTTTTGTATAAAGCCTGTCATGTTGTCTGTGGCAATTACCAATTGAGGTGCAAATCCTTCACCAAAAACTCCAAGAGCGTTTGTCACTGCTATGCCAAAATTGCTCATTGCTGTTGAAAGGTTATCTAAACGTGCTTGTGTAGCACCACCAAATTCTTGATTTAATCCAGTGATTAATGCTTCGGTAATTTGTCTTGCACCTTCAGCTGTTTTACCAAATTCTGAAACTTGTAATCTTGTAATGCCTAATTGTTGTTCTAATATTTTGAAAACAGGAACACCACGATCAGCTAATCTATTGAGTTCTTCTAATCCAAGACCACCTGATGTTGTTCTTGCAAATAAATCTGTAATAGCTGTTAAAGAACCAATTTGATCTGTGGTAACAGCGGCTGTATCAGTGAATGTTGTCAACAGAGCTTCAGTTGGCTCAATACCAGCTGCTTTCAATTTAATAAATGTTTCTGTTAATGTTTCAACACCGAATTGTGTTTTTGTTGCAAAATCTTGTATAAAGGCAAATGCTTCGCCTCCTGCTTGTGCGCTGCCTGCTACAATATCTAAACTATCGCGGAGATCTTCAAAACGTGCTGTGGTTTCAATTATGCTTTTGGTAACAAAACCTGTGGCAATGGCAGCACCAACTGCAACTATCCTTTTTTGTAAACCTTGTAGAGTCGACCCTGCATTTTGTGCACCTCTGTCTAAATCTTTAACCTGATTTACAACAGAGCTCATGCCGCCTCTAGTTTGGTCGACAATCTTAATAATAATATTAGCGTCTGCCATGTTTTGCCTTCCTCATTGACTTCTCTTGTTCTTTTTGTTGCATACTATAGTATACAACCCACATTTTGAACTCGAGAGTGCTAATCTCCATAATTTCTTCTAACGTGCGACCCAAATCTTTTGCCAGCCTTAGCATAAACAGGAGATCTGGATCTTCCCTTAGTTTTTTTCTATCTCCTCCATTTTAGGTAATGCGCCGCCATTTATTTTTTCTGCGACACGCAACACCACATTGGGATCAACTTCATTTAACAGAGTAGCCTTGTCATGTTTTGAAAACATTGGTGTACCATCTTCATGGCGTGCCTTGTTTATAATTGTTACGACCATTGCTTCTACTGTTTTGTTTTGTCTAGCTAATTCAATCACCTGGCTTTCTTGTGCAAGTGTGGTTACAGGTCTATAATAGATAGTTGTATCCCATTCAGGCACCATAAAACTGCTCATTTCTTTGATGCGGTTTTGATAGTGTTTTGTTGCATTAGCTAATACATTTGGTTTGGTTTTAGTTTCTTCGCTCATCAATATTTCCTTTGGTTGCTTTGCTCAATAGTTCTGCTTAGTGCTTGGCGCACAAATCCATTTGGTGCTTGACGTGAATAGCCTGTTTCCAATTTACTGATGTAAGGCACATCATTGCGTATTTCGGTTTTACGGGCATTCCATCCACGTCTTGCTTTACCAGTGTCAATTGGTGTTCTTGGTACAACCGCTGCCTTGTAATCATTGCCAAGAGCTTTTTTCTCTTGCTCAACAATATCTTGGAGCCAGTTTTGAATATTTGTACCTTCTATGCGAACACCAATTGCCATTTTATACCTTAGATGCTTGCTGTTGTGATAGCACCTGTTCCTTGGAAAGAAACACTTGCTTCTGTCAAGCCGTCATAGTTTGCTGTGATACTATAACTTGTGATGATAACATCACCAGCGAATTTGCTTGTGTCTACTGCTGCGTCACTGTACAATTCAACTGATACTGTGTCATCAGTATCTGGATTCATTGCTGTAGAAACGATTGTGTTTTCTGAATCGTCATATACAATATCCATTGATCCTGAATATGTTTGCAAACCTTTTTTATAGGTTCTTGTACCACCGCTTGACATTGAAGTTGTTTCAACTGTGTCACGTGTGATGTCCATGCTCCAGCTGCGAACTGAAGCGATTGCTGTTAATGCGTCTGAACCGCTTTTGATTTTTACGGTACCTGCGCTACCTTCATAATTGGCCATTATGCCTCTCCTTTGTTATCTGATACTGATTCTTCTGAATCTGCCCAATCTTCTTCCATATCCCATTCGGGCTCGATGGGTTTGACTTCAGCAGCGGCTTCAACCTTTACTGCTGGTTTCGTCTTTTTGTCCTTGGCTGGTTCCCAACCTTGGTCAAGAAAGTTCTGTAGGTATCTCTCTTTAATATTGCGAGATTCACCATTTTTTACCACTTGTATGTACATTATTCAACTCCTCTGCGGTATCTATATCTCACTTGAACAGTGATTATTACCTCTGCGAGTGGAGGCAATCTATCAACCACTTCAATGGATGATATCAATGTTACGACACCCGGATTACTTGTGCCTCTACGTCTGTCAGCTTCTAATCCTTCTGACACGGCTTCTATCAAATCGTTTTTTTGACGATCTAATTCATTTGCACCACGAACAAAACATCTAATGGTGTAATCAATTGTACCTGATTTGAATGCAAAATCATAATCCTCACGCTCTTCGTTGCCTGAGTTGACCATGATTGCTGGAAATTGTGTTATGGCTAATTTTTCAACATCAAAAGGCTCACGAGTAACCAATACAGGCTTCGGATCAGTTAATTCTTTTAATGTTTCAATTATATCATTTGCTATATCATTGCGGAGGCTCACACCTTATCTCCTTAATCGGCCGAAGTAGCTTGGCTCTTTTTCTAGATCGCTGAATGTGCCATCGCTGTCAATGTCATAATGCACGCCATCTTGTATGACTGCATCTATTTCTTCCCTGTACAAGTTTCTGTAGAATTCCATACGCATTTGAAACACATCCATTTCAGGTTCAAATTTGCTGAGTCTTGGAAATACATAGTAGGCGAGGGTTCTATAAACATGAGCACGAGTAAGCTGGGTTGGATCCAGTTTGTCTTCGTCCATTTCTACATTTAGACCAATTATGGTGATATCAAATTTTCCCATTTGTTGGGTAGGCCACCATTTGATGCGGAGTTCTCTCAACACATCTTCTTTGCCTTTTGCTAGAGCATCATCCCAATCATATATGCCATAATCTTGGATATTTGGTTCATACTCTAATATGTCGCTGATTTGCGCTATCGTTAAAGCCATCCTGGCCTCCTTCCGTCCTACTTCAGGGTGTAGAGTCCTTCTCTACAGTGTTATTTATTCAATATAAAAAAAGGGCACTATAAAAGCGCCCTTTTCATTGTTATTTGACAATATTAGTCTATTGTTGCGTCAGTTGTGATTGCAACACCGTGTAGGTCTTGTAGCTCACCTGTTGCGTATGTCATAGATGCAACGATTTCTGTTGCTCTCAATGATGCGTCACGCTGAGTTTCGATTGTTAGGTCTTTCTTCAGTGCGAATGCCAATGCGTCTGAGTGCATAACTGCACCAACGTATGCACCTGCAGAGTCACCAGTTACCACTGCTGATTCATAGATGTCAACACCTGCGATTGAACCAATAAAGCCTGCGTCTAATACACGGTTACCTAGATCAGATAGGTTGTGGCTCATTGCTGATGCGCCTGCGTTTGTCAACTGCTTCTTCAGGTTATATGTTTGATTTGGGTGGAATACACCTACATATGGACCCATTACTGAATTTCCACGTAGATTTGCAACCGCTTGGAAGATTAGGTCAGCTGTTAATTCTGGCTGAGTTGCTGCACCA